ACAAGAACCTACGCACGCTACGTACGCACCGCGTGTCGTATTACAAGATCGTGGCCGTTGATGGCCGCATTGTTGAAACGCTGTAACTAAACTAAATGTTAGGTAATTACCTAACCAATCAATTGGAGCAATACTATTATGAACACACAAGCTATGTACGCATTATCACTAGACCAGATCGCCAACGCTATCGCTATTATTGGTCACAAACGCACCATACTCGTACAGGGTCACATGGGTAACGGTAAGTCATCACTGTTAAAGACGTTAGCAGATAGATTCCCTACCCACACGCCATGCTACTTCGACTGTACGACCAAGGACTTGGGTGATCTGAGCATACCATCACTCAACACCGAGCAGGGGTACGTGACGTACCTACCCAATGAGGAGTTGGGGTTGCACCTCGACAAGCCGGTGATACTAATGATCGACGAGTACGGTAAGGCGAATCCATCAGTCAAGAACGCGTTACTACGTGATATGTTGGAGCGCAACCGATTCCCCGAGGGCAGTATCATATTCGCCACGACCAACCTAGGCGCAGAGGGTGTGGGCGATCTGTTACCACCACACGCACGCAATCGCATCACAGTGGTCACAGCACGCAAGTCTACCAGTGACGAGTTGATTGAGTATGGTATCAATCACGTATGGGAGCCTATTGTGTTGGGATTCATACGTGAGTTCCCTCAGATACTACAGGGGTTCGAGGATGTCAAAGACCCGAACGACAATCCATACATCAACCACCCCAAAGCACAGCGTACAGCTTTTGTTACGCCAAGATCATTGGAAGCTTGTAGTGACATACTCAAGCTACGCGATCAGTATGACGATCACACCCTGACAGCTTTACTTATGGGTACCATCGGTGACCGGGGCGCTATGGACATGATGGCGTTTGTGAAGCTGGCCGACCAACTACCGAGCCTACAGTCTATCAAGGACGATCCGCTCAACGCCAAAGTACCCGAGTCAGCATCAGCCGTATGCATGACAGTGTTCCGTGCTATGGGTGCGATGCAACGTGACTGGGTTGATGCGTGGGTGACGTATATGCAACGTCTCGACAAGGAGGCGCAAGGTCTGTTCGCCAATGGCATACGTGCTAACTCGTATGCACACCGCGATGTTGTGATGCAGAGTAAGGAGTTCACCGCGTGGGCTATGCAGAACAACTACATGTTCGCAAGTGATAAGGTATAGGAGAGAGACTATGTTGACTATAGGTAAACAACTTACAGCAGAGGAGCGACTGTCCAAAGCAGTCGTCGCCATCATGGGGCATCCTAGATACACAGCACTAGCCGGTGTGTTGATGATCGGTGAGAAAACAATCGAGGATGATATACCGACAGCCTGTACCAATGGGCGTGATGTGAAGTACGGACGTGCATTCGTTGACGGACTGACCGATGCCGAATTGCGTGGGCTAGTACTGCACGAGGACGAGGGGCACAAGCTATACCGTCACCTCACTACATGGCGGTGGATGTATGACATTGACCCACACCTAGCTAACTGCGCGTGTGACTACGTTATCAACATCAAGATTGTCGATGACAACAAGGACGATGGGTTCGCCCAACTACCCGATGGGGGGCTAGTCGATGAGCGGTTCCGCGGTATGGACAGCGCACAGGTGTTCAACATACTACGCAAGGAACAAGAAGAACAGCAGTCGCAGGACTCACAGGATAACGAGTCAGAGGGTGATGGTGAACAGAGTGAAGGTGGTACCACAGGTTCAAACAATGCCGCAGTAGGTCAGGAAACTGGATTCGATGAGCATGACTGGGAGGGTGCGCAGTCTCTATCCGATGAGGAGCAACGCGAGTTGGCGCGGGACATTGACGAGGCAATACGTCAGGGTGCCATGGCCGCAGGTAAGATGGGCGGTACAGGCAACCGCGATCTCGACGAGTTACTACAGCCACAGGTTGACTGGCGCGAGGTGCTACGTGAGTTCATCCAGAATACGTGTGCGGGTAACGACTACTCTACATACGCCCGACCCAATCGCAGGTTGATGAGTCAGGGTATCATCATGCCTAGCGGTATCAGTGAGCAGGTGGGTGAGTTGGTCATTGCCATTGACACGTCAGGCTCTATCGGACAACGAGAGTTGACAGCGTTCCTGTCTGAGGTCAAGGGTGTATGCGACACAGTCAAACCTGACAAGCTACGCCTACTGTATTGGGGTAGCAGTGTTGTGGGTGACGAGGCATACGACATGCACGAGCTAGACAATCTGACCAAGTCTACCAAGCCTATGGGCGGGGGTGGTACCGATGTCAACTGCGTCACGCAGTACATGGCCGACGAGGGTATCAAGCCTCAAGCGTGTATCGTCCTTACTGATGGCTACTTGTACTCTGGTTGGGGTGACTGGACTTGCCCTATACTCTGGGCGATACTGGATAACAAGGGCGCAGTACCCGATGAGGGTAAGGCAGTACACATCAAATCGAGGGATATGTAATGGCGGCACGACTTATAAAGTTTATGGGTTCACACCCTGACTTAGTAACAGGACACATGTATACGGCGAGAGAGTACGCGAGTGTATCGGGCGTGCCGCATAACGCAATGGCTACCAGACTACACAGAACATTGGAGGCGCATGACTCACATCTACGCCCCCTACATACCGACACTAAGTTTGGCAGTAAGTCTAGGGGTACTATTACCCCCAAGCAGAGGAGTTCTTTCAGTACACACACTGAGAAGTTCTCGGGAGAATGGTTAAAGAGGAGACTGACATGAGTGATAATAAGTATGCGGGAGCATCGAAAGATTGCCTCCGATCAACTGCGGATGAGTTACGTATGGAGTGGGCAGAAGCTGTCAACACTATAGACGAGGCATTGGAGTTCTACTATGAACACGTTAGAGATACACCAGTGGATAGTGACTATGACCGCAATGACGTGGGTACAGTGCAACGTGCGTGGCAACGCATACAACAGGGGTAACTAACTAGAAGTTATAACACGTGTTATAACAAAACAACTCGGAGCAATATTATGGCTATGTTAAATTATGGGCTAGACAGTTTCACGCACGTGGAACATTTGTACAACAACACCAAACCAATCAGGGGTACTAACATAGTGCCTCTCGGGGATCGCAGACGTAAGTGGGAATGTATCATCAAGGTGTACCCACACCAGTACGTGTTATCAGATTACGGGGAGCATCAACTGTCGCACACTGCCGCAGTGATCTGGGTTCGTAATGACAATGGTACTGACACAGTATGGTTTCGTAACGAGACGGGTGACTATGCACACAATGGCAGGTACTCGTTCCTTGAGCGTTGTATGCCTATGGGCATGGACTTCATTGTGGATAGCGGCAAGCAGTACATACGTTATGACGGCAGCCGCTACTACTTACCCAAGGATGTTGCCAAGCCGGTGGTGTTTACCACCAGTAAACAGAATCCAGTAGCAGGGTACCGACACAACGGGGCATGGACATTGACGAGCGACCCGCACCCTGTACCTATCACACGAGTACGTGTTAACAAAGAAGCCAAGGCACCGTACAAGAAAGCTATCGACGAGTACTTGCACTGGGCGTGGACTATGACCCCCATGCTTGAGGGCACTATGGGCTGGGATACCAACCGCGAGGCAACGTGGGGGGCTAATGCAGTCAGGGGTGACACGTTTAGAGACATGCTAATGGACGATCAACACGAGCAACGTACCACTATGGTACACGCGTTCCTGTGTGAGTTAGCACAAAGCATGGGTAACAGGTACTGGGGAGACACAAACCCAACGACCAACGTCAGCCTAACAAGTGACCCTAAGAAGTTCCGCGCCAAGTTCAATACGTGGGTTAACTACATGGGCGCGTTCAATGAGTCATTTGAAGAATACAGAGAGGTGAAATAACATGGCTGATTATTCATACAACGAGGAGGGGAAGTACTGTCTATATACAGTTGCTGACGCACAGAGGATTGCCCTGCCTTCACCCGTAGGTAACGCGACAAACCGTTACGAGTTGAATTGGTTTATCAATGAGATAAAGGAAGCCTTCAGAGGTTGTGAGGTACGCCCTGACCACGATAGCAGTCATCGAGACACGGTGTATCACGTTTACTACCCCGAGGACGAATACACTATGGGTTGGATAGAAGTAGGGTTCTGCCATACCAAAGAGAAGATAGTGTACAGTGTGTACAGTAGAGACATAGTCAATAACAAGCACAGCAACTACGCTTCGGAGTTCCGTACAAAGGTCACTGCCTTACCAGTACAGGCCATGCGGAATGCAAAGAAGTACTTGCGCAGATGTACGCACAGCGAGGTAGTGTCTGCCAGTAGGACTAAATGTAGGAGTGCGTTAATGCGTGCGGTAGATGATACTCAAACTAAGCATTGCACTGCGTGGAGCCGATTGCTCGGTGGGGAATGGAACGAGACACGCGAACAAGTGACCGCCCCAATACTCAATGAGATGTACATGCTACTGGACTCTGGGTATGAGTTTTTAGATAAGACTGTACCAGATAACCTAACGTCTTTACGCGTGGCCAAAGGGGCGAAAGATCAATCCAAGTATGACGCAGAGATGCCTATGTATGCTATTCGAGTGTACGAGAGGTTAGGTAAGCAAGCGTTCGATGTATGTACGGTGGGGGATATGCACAATATGAAGAGGAATACGCCGCCTCGAGCTACTACTTACTATGATGATTTACCCGATGGCGTGTTGGGTAAACTGTCCACACTGTCTATATGTGGGGTGGGGGACTACGTGCCGCAGGTTGGGTACCGTCACAGTGAGGCTCTGTTCTATGTCACACAATGATACGATATGGAACGATCCGACAGAAATGCCCAACGCTTACCGCGTTACTACGCTGGGGTACACCAATAGTATTGAGGTAACGTGTTTGGGTATGAATTGTGTTGACTCGGAGTGTGAGGGGTTATATGATCTGGATGAAGATGTACCGGAGTGGCTTGAAGAAAGGCTCTCGGTGCTGATGATGTGTGACCCTACACCGCCCACCGAACCTGTAGAGGGTATTGGTAGGCGCATCGACGAACACACATTCTGGGTATTTAAATAATAGAGGGACTGATACCAGTTCTCGGCTAAAAGGAGAGGGTTATGGCGATGACGCCAGAAGGGAAGGTTAAGAAGAAGATAGTTGAGCAGTTGAAAGCGTTAGGGTGTTATTACTTTTTCCCTGCTACTGGGGGATACGGTAAGAGCGGAGTGCCTGACATAGTAGGTTGCTACAACGGGAAGTTCTTTGGGATCGAATGTAAGGCAGGCAAGAACACGCCAACAGCTTTACAGGAAAAGAATCTCAGAGAGATAAGCGAAGCGTACGGAATCGCGTGCGTAGTTAATGAAAACAACATGTACGATATTAAACAAATCCTCGGAGGATAGTATGAGTATTGATGACGCAACACCAGCCGATTGGGATAGGTTACGTGCCCTTGCCCCCGCGATAGAGAAAACTGGGCTAGAGCATTGGGGTACGGCCATGGACAACCCGCCCGACGATATGGTCAACCACCCCAACCACTATACCTATGGCAACATCGAATGTATTGAGGGTATAGAAGCGAGCATGACTGCCGAAGCATTCCAAGGTTACTGCAAAGGCGCATGTCTGAAATACCTTTGGAGGTATGAGCGAAAGGGTAAGCCGCTAGAGGACTTGAAGAAAGCGCAGTGGTACCTAAACAAGTTAATAGAGGTTATGGACTATGAGTAAGTGGAATGATAAGCCATCATGGACGTTTATAAAGCACCCCGAATCAAGTCATTTGGCTGACCCTGAATGGGAAGATGAGGGCGATCAAGTGGATGTAAAGATCGAGTTTACTGTCACGGAACAAGAAAGCGATATATACAACGTAATACATTATATGGAAGATTTCCTAGAGGCGAGTGGACATTCCATTGGGCCAGATAAGGAACTTGCACTGGTGCCTGTTGACCGCATGATACTGTGTGAGGCCGAGGCTAACCTTTATCTCCGCATGTTGAAAGATTATTCATTTGGTACGTCTACCAGTGTGTCCGACGAAGAGGTAGAAGAGGTGTTGATTGGGCGAGGACTAAAGGATGAGTAAGGGTAGCCGCCAACGCCCTACTGCGCAGGCGTTTTGGGAGAACTGGCATAATGTGTTTGGGGATAAGGAAGCCCCCAAGCATATCACCGAGTCCGAACACAAGGCAGACATGGAAGTAGTAGACATAGAGGAGGATGAAGATGGACTTGATAACGGTTGACTTTGAAACGTACTACGACAAGGACTTCTCTCTCCGTAAGATGACAACAGAAGCCTACATCCGTGACCCTCGTTTTGAGGTAGTGGGTGTAGGTGTAAAGGTGAATAACGATGCTACAGAATGGGCAAGCGGCACACACGAAGAACTCAAGGAGTATTTACATACTTTCGATTGGGGTACGTCTGTACTTCTATGCCACAACACTTTATTTGATGGCGCTATTCTCAGTTGGTTATTTGATGTTCATCCTCGCGTCCTCGCTGACACTCTTTGTATTGCTCGTGCTTTACATGGTGTCGAAGTTGGCGGCTCTCTCCATGCGCTTACGCAGAGGTACGGCCTCGGCACTAAAGGGACGGAAGTACTAGACGCGATAGGTAAGCGTAGGCTGGACTTCAGTGACGCAGAGTTAGATAAGTATGGCGACTACTGCATCAATGACGTGGAGCTAACCTATAAGTTGTTTAATGTCATGGGCAGAGGGTTCCCAAAGAACGAGCTACGGTTGATAGACTGCACGCTACGTATGTTCGTGGAGCCTGTACTGGAGTTGGACTTAGGGCTACTTGAGCAACACTTGGAAGACACCAAGCAGATAAAAGAAGACCTAATAACGTCTTCTGGTGTTACTAAGAAAGAACTTATGAGCAACCCTAAGTTTGCCGAATTGCTTGGGGGGTTAGGTGTGATACCCCCCACAAAGATAAGCCTGACCACTGGCAAGGAAACATTCGCATTCGCTAAGAACGATGAGCAGTTCAAGGCGTTGGAGAACCACTCCGACTCTAGGGTGCAGGCACTCGTAACTGCTAGGCTAGGCACCAAGAGTACGCTTGAGGAATCACGTACTGAGAGGTTTATAGGTATAGCTAAACGCGGACTTCTCCCGGTACCTGTAAGATACTACGCGGCACACACTGGTAGGTGGGGAGGCGATGACAAGATCAACATCCAGAATCTACCTAGCCGTGGCGTGAATGGTAAGAAGTTAAAGAACAGTATGCTTGCCCCCGAAGGGTACATGATGGTTGACTGTGACTCATCACAGATCGAAGCGCGTGTACTGGCGTGGCTTGCAGGACAGGACGATCTAGTCCAAGCGTTTACCGACAAGGAAGACGTGTATATAAAGATGGCGTCTAAGATATACAACATACCAGAAGAAGCGGTCACGAAAGACCAACGCTTTGTAGGTAAGACTACTATATTAGGTGCAGGATATGGTATGGGTGCGGTACGCTTTTCAGACCAGCTACAGTCGTTCGGTACTCACATGGATGTAGAGGAAGCTCGAAGGGTAATCCGAATCTACCGAGATGCTAACTGGAAGATAAACACGTTATGGCGTGATTGTCAGAACATGCTGGTTGAGATGTCGCGTGGTAACTCCGGTAGTCTCGGCCCCAACGGGATAGTAAAGTACGGGGCTGACGGGCGTAATGGGTGGATACTGCTACCGTCTGGACTCAAGATGCGGTATGACGACTTACAGTACGAACAAGGTGAGCGTGGGCCAGAGTTTAAGTACAAGACTCGACGCGGGTACACTAGGATATATGGCGGTAAGGTCACAGAGAATGTATGCCAAGCGGTGGCTAGATGTATCATCGGGGATCAGATGTTGGCGATTGCTAAAAGGTATAAGGTGGCTTTGACTGTACACGATTCCGTGGTATGTTGTGTACCAGAGGATGAACTTGAAGAAGCTACACGCTATATCGAAGAGTGTATGAGTAGTACCGCACCGTGGGCAGAAGGCTTACCCATCACGTGCGAATCAGATAACGGTAAATCTTACGGGGAGGCGGCAGGATGACTGACATAGAGAAAGCTATGAAAGAAGCGCATAAGTTTGCAGATAAGGCACTAACGCGTTCGGACAACAAACTACAAACCCTACGCGATAACATAACAGAGTGTATGGGGCAGCCTTTCGTTACCACTCGGGCGTATGCCGTATTTGTGGTGGTTCTGTCTTTGATACTAGGAGCATGGCTTGGGTAAAGTAACCGACATTAATAAGTTTAGGCGCAATAAAGATAATGAAACCTCTGAACCGGAAACAGAAGGAGGGTACCTCACTATAGTAGTTGGAGAAACTATAGATGAGGAGGACATAATACTCATAGAGCAGTGCGAAGTTGTGGGAAACACCAAACACAAAGACACTATCATTATAGACGAAGAAATGCTGCACATATTAATTAGTGAACTAATAGTAGCTGCTGGCGTTATAAAGGGTAAGGAACTGGAATGAGTATTGCACCGTGGTCGTTCTCAAAGATTAAGTCATTCGAGCAATGCCCTAAGAAGTTCTACCATCTCAAGGTGGCGAAGGACTATAAGGAACCTGAGACAGAGGCCATGCTATATGGTACTGCCGTACACTTGGCAGCGGAAGAATACATTAGGGATGGCAAACCGCTACCCGAAAAGTACAACTACTGCAAAGATGTACTTGATGTCCTGAATAACATAGAAGGCGAGAAGCTGTGCGAGTTGGAGATGGGACTCACTGAGAACCTAGAGCCGTGCGGGTTCCGAGATGACAACGTGTGGTGGCGTGGTATTGCCGACTTAGTCATCCTAAACAAACGCACCAAAACAGCTTATGTGGTAGACTATAAGACAAGTAAAAATACTAGGTACGCGGACAAAGGCCAGTTAGAACTGATGGCTATGAGCATGTTCAAGATGTACCCCAAGCTAGAGAAAGTGAAGGGTGGCCTACTATTTGTAGTGTGTGGTGAGTTAATAAAGGAAGACTACTCCAAGCCGGATGAGCCTAGGCTATGGGAGAAGTGGTTATCAGACTACAACCGCATGGAACAAGCCTTTGAGAACGATGTGTGGAATGCACACCAAAGTGGATTATGTCGTAGGCACTGTATTGTTACCGAGTGCGTACACAATGGGAGAAACTAATGCGTAAGAAAAGAAAGAAGCAGGTCAATGCCCCTGTCGGCAGTGACACGTTTGAACGTAGGATGGAGCGGCAACGCGCCAGACGCAAGATGGATAGAGAAGGTAAAGATGCCAATGGTAACGGTAAGGCTGACAAGCGTGAAGGTAAAGACGTTAGTCATAAGAAAGCCTTGGTCAATGGCGGAAGCAACAAAGACGGTGTTACAGTAGAGG